CGGAGCGGGTGCTTAGCTCAGTTGGTAGAGCGTCGCCCTTACAAGGCGAATGTCAGCGGTTCGAGCCCGTTAGCACCCACCAGAGCGCATGAAAATGGGCTGGCGTGATCAGCCCGACCGGCTGCACGAGCGATGTCGTACGAAAGTGTCCGGCAGTGCGTTCAGCCGCAGCGGATGTCGGTGTGCCAGCGCTTGGCGTCGGTCATCGGGATAAATTTCCGGATGTTGACGGCCCCGTCTGGATGCATATAGAATTCAAACTTTAGCCGGGGGCGGTTAGCTCAGCGGTAGAGCACTGCCTTCACACGGCAGGGGTCACTGGTTCGATCCCAGTACCGCCCACCATAGAATCAAGCACTTAGGCCACTCTCCGGGGTGGCCTTTTTGCTTGTACGGAATCTGTACGGAAACGCCATCTTCGCCAAAGCGTAAAAAGGGGCGCACACTCAGCAGCCTAGTGCGGAAGGACGGTGCGCCGGTCGCGCGCCTGAAACTTCAGGCATCGTGCTGCCGCTTGCCTGAGTTTTTCAGAGCTGCGGCGCTTGCCGACAAAACCGCGTCTTGCATCGTTTGACACGGACGACATTCAACATGATCATGGTGAAGTTTCCAGGATGGATGCCAAACCATGTTCACCTTCACGGATGAAGAACGCATCCCTTTGGTAATGGCTAGAGCACTTTCCAAGGACGAGGAAGGCCGAGAGGTGCTTGTCGGGTTGACGCTGGATGAGACGTCATTCGTCATGGAGCGAAGGCGCCGATTCCTCGCTGCGATCGGGACGGGTGAGCGCGACCGGCGAGACCCGGCGAGCAGAGACAGATTTCGCGAGCTTTCCGAAAAGCACGAAAAGGCGAGGTTGGCGGTGATTGGCGCCGAAATTGATCTCCGCAACGAGAATCCTACGCGGCACTAGTCGTATTCGGTTTCGCCGGCATTCATCGCTAAGCGGCTCTTTTCAAAGCACCGGACAGGATTGCGCGCGCGGAACAAGGCGAATGGGTGCCGGCCGCGCCCCACGTGTTATAGGTCCGCCGGCTGTCGCGGTTTTCTTGAACGCGGCACTCACGACTAATCCGCGTCCGGCCGCGCGCTCTCGCGCCCCCGCCGGCAGGGGTGAAACTCATACGAAGTCGATGCTGCCGTCCCACTCTGGCGCGTCTGCATCCGCCCGAGCGGCCACGCCGAAGGCCTGAGCCATCGCCTGCAGGCCGTCTATCCGCCCGGTGGCGCGTACCTTGTCCAGTTTCCTGGCTCCGGTGGGGTCTTTCGTCACTACGGCGTTCGCCGCGCACATGGATAGAACCGGGTGGTTGCCATGCGCAACGCGGCTGTTCAGCAGTTCCGCCTCGAGCGCATCGAGAGCGGGTGCGGAATCCTTGTAGCCTTGGCCCCACTCGACGAGCGGCAAGTCGATGCCGAGTTTGTCGAACTCGCGTCGCAGCAGATCGATGCGCCAGCGGTCGTATGCGATCGCCTTCAGATTCAGGTCCGCGCAGATCGCGGCGATGTCGTGCGCCACATGTTCGTAATCGACGGTGGCCCCAGGCGTCGTGTTCAGGTAGCCATCGCGCGCCCAAAGCGAGTACGGCACACGGTCTTTGCGCTCGCGCTCGAGCAGGCCTTGTTCTGGCGTCCAGAAATGCGCCTGCACGTGCCAAATACCGGCCCGCTTGCCGGTCAAGACCAGAGCAGTGAGGTCCGTCCTGGCAGACAGATCCAGGCCACCATAGACCGGTGTGTCGTCGTCGAAGGGTAGGGCAGTGCCGGCGCAGGCCTTCCAGACATCGGGACTGATGAATGGTGCCTCGGTAGCCACGCGCTGGTTCAGCAGTAAGTTGCGGGCCGTGTTCGCAGCCGATGGCATGCGGCTGGCCTGAATCATCTGTTCCTTCAGGTCGTCGTAGCTGCGGAACAGTCCTAGAGCTGGATTCGCGGCCTTCCATGCGTCCTCGTCGAGCAGCTCGCAGCCCTCGGGTGCGGCATAGACGTGGCTCACGATGCGCGGGTCGCCGGACTTCTCAGCGTCGTCGAGCCAAACGGAAAGCATGTCGGCATCGGTCGCGGCCTGCGTGCTGATCGCGATCAGGAGCGGCGACTCGTGCGCGCCCTGGCTGGTGGTGATCGCATCGACGAAATCCGACTGCGGGCCGCGTACCTGGCCGACCTCATCGAGGATCGCGAGCACCGGAGAGAGGCCGTGCGCGGTTTTTCCATCGGCAGCAAGAGCGCGATACTCGGTGTTCAGCGGCAGGCCGATCAGGCGCTTGGAGCTGGGCACGATGCGCACAATCTTCGATAGTTTCGGCGAGAGCTGAACCATTTTCGACGCGAGGTTGAACACGAGCGAAGCCTGATCACGGCTCATTGCGCCGCTGACGAGCTGACTGTTCAGCTTGGCCTCGGGTCCGACGAGATGCGCGAGCAGCAGACCGGCTATCAGGCCGGTTTTGCCGTTTTTTCTGGAGATGCTCAGATACGCCCGCCGGGTACCTGCACGGTTGTCATATACCGCGCGGATGAACTCACGCTGGAACGGTGCCAAGCGCATGAGCTCGCCAACGTGCGCACCATCCGGCGCCCGAAGGTGCTTTTCGATGAACCTGATGATGGGCTCGGCGCGGCTCATTTGACGGAGCGCAGCGTCGGGATGAGGTCGTCGTCGTCGGGATCGGCCGCACGTTCGGCGGCCAGTGCCTTGGATGCGTTCTCGCTCTTGCCGACAGTCGCCTCGGCATGAACGTGCAGGAGCCGAGCCAGAGAAATAGCACGCCGGGTGATCGTCTCGAGCAACTTGTGCTTCGGATTCAGGATCGGGTTGCCGTTGCCGGCTGTGAGCACGTCGCCTTCGTTGTCGAGTTCGGTCTGCAGGCGCTCGATGTCGGCCTGCGCACGTGCGAGAGCGGCAGCAAGCGAAAGATCGCTGTCGGTCCAGGTATCGCGTGCCCTGGCGCGCATGATGGCCTGCCAGAACGGGTTATCGGCCGGACGCAGGGTCACGTGAGCCGGGGGTTCGATAGGCCCGAGAGCGGCGTTCTGTGCGGCCTTGACGGCGCCTTTCACGGTGTCGGTGCGATGGCGTTTCATCGGCGTTTTCCTCGGTTAGCACGAAAAGACGACTGCGCGCCCGCTTCGCGGCGCCTGGTTCGTGGCGATTTTTCCGGGCTCAGCGGCCGTTGTTCCATGGGTGGCTCGGGTCGGTAGGCATGCCATTCACATCACAGCCATAACGAACACGCTTACCCATATCGGCCTGCGTCTTGCGGCTGTGGCACGATGGACAAAGCCCTTGAAGGTTGCTCATGCGGTTATCGCTTGGATCGTTGTTGATGTGATCCACATGAACGGCGATCACCCGCAGGCCCCGCGTCCAGCAATGCCGGCAGAGCGGATCGCGCGCGAGGACCGACTTCCGAAGCTTGCGCCACTTGGCGCCGTTGAGGCTCAACGTGCGCCCGTTTTCAGCTTGGCGCTGGCGCAATGTCTTCTGCGTCATGCCGTCTGCCTCCGTGGCAAGTTCTCGAGGTCGCGGACTTCATCGACGGTCAGCCAGCCTGCCTCGATGCCGGACTTGTAGAAGCCCGCTCGCGTGGTGCTGTCGCCGCGCAGCATGCCCTCGACCGAGTGTTCAACGAAGTAGGAGCGGCGACCGGCCTCGCTCAAGAGCTGACGATGGATACCCTGCTCCCACGCCACCAAATGCCGACGCAGTCCATGCGTCAGGAACCAGCGGTTCATCTCGACGCTATTTGAATAATTTGCGTGGCGCAGATCCCCAATCAGCACGGGCGGAACACGGAACAGTCTTGCGATTTCCTCGACCGAGAACTGTCGTGCTGCGATCCATTCGGCATCCTCCAATGTCATGCTGATCGGCTTGTAATCTAGGTCCGCAGGTAGGATCGGGGTGCTGCCAGCTTTGAAGGCCTTCCAGCTTTCGGTGAGTTTCATCTGCTGCTCGCGGCTGATCGTCGCCGGAGTTTTGAGGACGCCCAGGAGCTTTGCGCCATTCTCGAATGTGCTAACCCCGTGTTGCTGCTCAGCCGCCGCAAGCTCGATCACGCCCCGTGCCCGAGCGATCGGACTGACTCCGGTAATGCCGTCGTCACTGCGATGCCGCAGCACGAATACATCGTCCTCGGTCAGCCGCTGAACCTGTCCGTCGCGGGTCGTATGCTCGTATGCGATGCGATCGTTCGGCAGCTCGATCACACGCACGCGGTCGGGGTGGAGTGGCCACAGTTCCCGCACTTGCCCATCGTGCCCGCGAATTACCTTCGCATAGGCGTTGCCGCGCAGCAGCATGTGAGCGGTCATCGTCTCGCGGAACTCCAAAGCCGTCTGCCTCGGGTTCGGCTGATCGTGTAGCACGCGATACAGTGGATGGCCGTCTGCCTTCTCGCGGCCGTCCTCGGTGCGCCTGAACAAGAACAGCGGCAACGATGCTATTGTGCTTGCAATCGAATCGACAGCGGCATACACGGAACTGATGGACTCAGCCGTTGCCGGCGTTACGGCGCCGGTGCGCAAGGCCTCGAACTGCTGCCAAAATGTGTCATATGTCCTGCGCTCAAAGCCGAGCGCGCTAGCGATCCGGGTGATGATCTTCTTCATCGGCATGTCTCGAGCCACATGTACAGCGGCCGGCCGTCGTGGTCGTCACGCGCAGCACCGTAGCTTCGCAACGCTACGGTCGTGTCACGGTACGCCGGGTTGCCGGTGACGGTGATCTCGACGAGCTCCAGGTCGAGCAGTTCGCGCAGTGCCGGCGTATCCATCGTCCATCGCTCGCCGCCGTCGCGAACCCGAAACCCGATCGAGCAGCCGGACACGTCGCCACGTTCGACGAGCACGGCAAGATCCTTGCCATAGCCAGTCGGTGGAAGGTCTAGCTCAAAGCTCAGGCCCTCGTGCGTTTCCTGTAGCCGCAGCGTGCCGGCTCCGACCCGACCGAGCACCTGTGCGTCGTCGTGGTTGTACAAGGCACGCACGTAGTCCGCATCAACAAGCGATCTGCGAAAAGCTCCAGGTCGGATCACCTCGACGAAGCCGCCTAGGTCCTGTGACGGCTTGTCGAAGACTGCGGCAAGGCCCACGAGCCGCCCTTGTGAGGCGGCCCGCAGTGCGAGGCCTGAGCGGATCTCGAGGTTCATCGCTGTCAACCGATGTTGATGTCGCTGGCGACGACGAACGCTTCGGGGTGCCGGAGTGCAATATCGACGGTGCTCATGATCCGCACCAGCACGCCGCCGCGGCTGTAGGCCGGTTCCGCGTACGGATTGACCAGCAGATCGACCTCCGACCAGATGCCCAGCATGACTTGCGACCAGTCGCCCAGGATCAGCTTGCCTCCCGCTGATGCGGTTGGTACTTGGTTCGTGCTGAACAGCGGCAGCTCCGCCATTCGGCCTCCCTCGTACAGATATCCGGCGATGCCTGAGGCCTTCAAGGTGGAGGCGAGCTTCGTCTTCACCTCCGGGCTCGTGAGCCAGTTCGCGACCGGCGCGTTCTCGAGTTCGGCCTTCTCGATCATGCCGAGTATGTTCGCCCACGACAGGGTGGAGAGCGAGGCGCTCTGAACGCCGCCGTTGCTGCCGATGCTCGAGAGGATGCCTTTCGGCTCGTTCGATCCACCGCCTTTGATGAGCGCGCCGTCGATGGCCTGTGCGATGGCGAACGCGAGGTCGTCGCGAACCAATTGTTCAACGTCGGGACTCGACTGCTGGATGAGCTGGCGCGACATCTCGGCCTTGCCGCCAGCATGCTTCGGCGACAGAGTCACGCTGTCGAACGACATCGGGTCGTTCGCGAGGACGCTGCTGCCCTCGGCGACCCAGCCGACCGACAGACCCGATCCGTGCTTCGGGATGCTGACATCGCCACGCAGGCCGGACAGGACGCGCACGCCCAGGCGACGAGCCAACAGCGCATTGCGAAGGGGGCCGATGTATTGATCACCGCGATGGTCGGTGCCGACAAGCTCGCCGGCCGTGCTGGTGGTGTTCGCGCGGCGCTCGAACGCGGCCATCGGCACGAAGATGCCTTCCGCCTTCCGTCCGGTGCGGCGCTCGCACTCAGCGCCATACTCGGCTTCCGCGCCTGAGAGTTGCCGGCCTTCCATCTGCGCTTGCAGCACGCGAAGAACGGACACACGGCCCTCGAGGTCGGCGGCATCGCGGCGTTCTGGGGTGATCGGCGTACCGACCATTCGGCGCTCGGCGTCCTCGAGGAACGCAGCACGCGCTTCCTGAGACTCTAAGTCGGTAACTTCGGCCTTGAGGGCGTCGAAGCGTTTCTGCTCATCGGCATTCAGGTTGCGCTTGGCGGTTTCGGCGGTGGCAAGCAAGGCACGCATTTCGGCAACCTTGCCGGCACGTGCTTCGCGAATTTCGTGGGTTTTCATTTGCAAATGTCCTTGGTGTGAATTCACATTAGATACTATGCATATAACCGAGAGTTTGACAATGGTAATTTGAAGTTTGTTGCAAGTTATATGTGTCCATGCAGGCCGATTGTCCGCACACGATGCGGACACAATGCGGACAGAATGCAGACGACATTGCCTCAGTGTGGTCTCGATGCGTCCTGCTCCAGAACGTCAGCAGCAGCACGCAGGAGCTGTGCTGTCACTTCGGGACCGCAGGCGGCCCCGAGCGCCATGGCGGTAGCGCGGACGATGGCGCCGACCACGAGATCCCGATCGCAGCCCAACGCGTCCATCTGCAGAATGATTTGTGCGATCGACTCGGCACCGTTGTGCTCGAACTCGTCAGTCCAGTTCATTGCCCGACCTCCAATTCAAGCTGTCCGGCTGCGCACGATTCGCGGACCGTTGCGGAAGGGTTCTCGACGCCGAGAAGGGCCGCCACCGCTGCGCGCAAAGGGTCGCCTTCTCGCGTGTGGGCGTGGACCATCGCGGCCAGTAGCGCCAGCCGTTCGCGCTCGCGCTCGCAGGCTCGCGTGATTTCGTCGATAGGCAGGTAGCCAGCCATGCGGGCCAGAGTGTCGAGCTGCTCGGGCTCCAAAATGACCCAATGCTCCGATGTATCGTCGCAAGGGCCGGCGTCCTGCTTCAGGTGCCAATTGCCGGCGCCGCGTTCAATTCGCAGATCAGGGAAGGTTCGATCCATGTCAATTCCTCCGGGGGAGATGGCAACATCTAGATAAGTCACCGGCAGACGGTGTAAGGGGATGTGCGAAAACAGCCCACATAGCACCGTGAGGCGGTGTAGAGAGCAGGGGGCTTACACCGTGAGACGGTGCTATTGCGAGGTAATACCCACCGCCAGACGGTCTAAGGCTCGCGTTTTTCATGGGGTCGGCGGCGCGATGTACTGGCCGCGCGGATATGTCTTCTGCGAGTGTCAAGGGGACCCCAATTTTCCCCACCTGCGGGATTTGAATTTTCCCCACCCGGCTTACGCTTCGGTCTCTTCCGGACGGACGAGACCGGCCTTCAACTTCTCTTTCAATCG